AGTATTAACAATAGCATGTTCAGACAAACCACAGTTAGAACAATGTGTAAAATATCACAAGGAGGATCAATAAAATGCATCCACACGATATTTTAGGAATTATTTTAATTGTATTCATAATTGGATATGGCGCAGGTCTAATTAGATCTATAAAGAAAGAGGATTAACAGATGATTAGTTTAATATTATACATGGCTGGCCCAATGTTAGTTACATACTTCTTATTAAAAAGATACAAGATTAAAAAATGAAAGATTATAAAAACTACAGACCAAAGGTATCTTACAAGGGTACACCTAAAAACCCAAGAGACACACTTGATAACATGAAGTTATGGACTACTTACGATGAGAAGTTGTCCTTTGAAGAAAATGCTCGGTTACACCATATGTTTAGAGTATTCATACAACAACAAAATCAAGCAAACTACCGCAAAGAAGGTTGGACACTTACATTCGATGAGTTTAAAGAAGCCTGGGACGATAAGTGGGACAACAGGGGTCGTAAAAAAGGAACATATTGTTCAACACGAATTGATCAGACAAAACCTTGGACTGCTGACAACTATGTTGTAATGGTTCGCGGTGAAGTTTACGCTGATTGGTTTAGACGATTTGTTACACCAAAGGGTATATTTAAAGATATATCTGAAGCCGCTGATGCTTATAACTTATCAGTACCCGAGTTAAGAAAGATTAAAGAAGAGAAACCAAATGAATTCTACTACACAAAAAAATCTAACACGATCTGAACAAAAGATGGATTATAAAATAATAAACGGCAACAACATAGATGTATTAAAGCAGGAGCGTAAGACAATGATCACTGATGCTTTTAGAAACTTTGTTAGAACTAATCACGCTGTTCAAGCAAAAATACTCGAAGTAGAAGCTAATAAACTTAGTAGAGCTCTACACCTTACAATTAACGAAGTAAATGAACTAAAAGAAACTGTTCAAAAAATTAAGGAACATGATTAAGCTACTACCAATACTTCTTTTAACAGGTTGTGCTACAATATACGATAACGCTGATCCTTGTCAAAAACCTATTCATCCAAATTGGTGTGGTTCCGCAAAAGAGTCTGTTATAATTATTATTGATAAGAAACAGTACAAAGGTAAATATTATAGACAATAAGACATATTATTGTTTCCTTATAAATTTTTTTAAATTGATATTATAAAAATATAAACTCCTAACTATTTTTGAATAGTTAACAACTTAGCCCTAAGTTACTCCAATTGCTTAGGGCTTTTTTTTGCACTAAATATTAGTTCAGAAATAAGGAACTATAATGCCGTGTTCATTACAACAAACAAAACAATGTATATGTCTTGGATGTGACGAGAGTTTCCGCACATTAATGCCTAATCTTGTTATTAAAGAAATACTAGAAGAAAAAACTGTTAAAATCGATATTAATAATCATTTTACTTTTGGAACATCAACCGAATTCTTAGATCTTGGTAAACAATGCTTCTTTAACAACACACTAAGACACATAATAATTGACATGAGACATATTGAATTAGTATCACAAATTGATAGTTCTGCATTAGGTATGTTGATGTTATTACATGAAAAAGCCCCTAACGCTAAGTTTGAATTTCTAAACATGTCTAGCCAGATACAAAAAATATTCGAAATAACACGATTAGAAGAACGACTTAAACAATAGTTAAAACTGCTTCTGTACAATTTATCATAAATACATTACAGGAGATTAAACCTATGGCTGAACAATCTAAGGATAACAAACCCGAAGTGGAAGAAATTGATTATGTTGATTTCACCAACAATTTATTTTTAACTCCTGTTGGTGTAAGAAACATATTAGAGTCGCTTGAGTACGAAGATGATGATGTTACAACATTGTGGGCATTAGATGATCATCTTAAAGAAATAGCTAAAAATAGCGAGAAACAGCAACAAGATGTCAAGTAAAAACTTTAATGGTGGTGTTAGATATGCTGATTGGTTAAAGACTTTAACTCCAGCTGAACGACAAGATCATTTACTTGAACGAGCACAACGCAGATCTAACAAACAAATGATGGAAGATATTAAAGGACATAATGCTCCTTACTGGGTTGCTGGACTTAATAATGCCGCTGTTATACTTCTACAAAAAGCAATTACTGAAGGTGATGTTCAAGCATTTACCGCAGTATGGGATCGCATAGTAGGTAAGCCAAAAGAAGAAATACAAGTAGATGCAGAAACTCCTTTACCATGGAACGATGACCTTGACTGACAAAAATAAAACGGTTAATGTAGAAGTTACATTTAGTGAATTTGATCAACAGCTTATCATGGATGAGATTGGATCTGAAGCAGATGTTGAATCACTAATATATAATGTAGGTCTACAAGTTGTATCAGTATGTTATGTAGAGTTAAAGAAAGAACAACAAGAAAGATTTAAAAACTTTAGAAAGTAATATGTATAGATCTAAATTCGAAAAACAAGTAGCAAAGAAGTTACACAAAGCAGACTATGAACCTTACAGTCTACCTTTTGTGACACACCATACATATACACCTGACTTTGTTGATGGTAATAAAGTGTATGAAGCTAAAGGTTTCTTCAGAACTGGTGATATTAAAAAGTATCTCGCTATTAGGGACGAATTAATTAATCAAGGTAAAGAATTTATATTTGTGTTACAGGTGCCTAACAAGCCAGTAAGAAAAGGTGCTAAACTCACTATGGCAAAGTGGTGTGAGAAAAATAATATACAATGGATAACTGTATAAGTGCCATTAAGTGAAGCGCAAAAACAAGTCGCTAAAAGTAACAAGCGATTTAGAGTTTTAATTACAGGTAGACGATTTGGTAAGACTACATTATCAATTCATCAACTATGTAAATTTGCTCACATGCCAAATCAAGAAGTATGGTATGTTGCACCGTCTTACAGAATGGCCAAAGGCATTGTGTGGCGTAAACTTAAAAAGAAATTACAATCCTTACATTGGATTGAGAAAGCAAATGAATCAGAACTAACTATCGAATTAAAGAGCGGTAGTCGTATCTGCTTAAAAGGAGCAGACAACTATGATTCATTACGAGGAGTTGGTATCGACTTCCTCATTATTGACGAGTTTGCTGATGTTGATCCATTGGCATTCTACGAGGTGTTAAGACCTACACTGTCTGACACAAACGGTCAAGCATTGTTTGTAGGCACACCTAAAGGCACAGGCAATTGGAGTTATGACCTGTTTCATATGTTCAAGGACGACCCTACAAACTGGGACAGCTTTACCTTTACAACATTAGAAGGTGGATTTGTTTCAGAAGAAGAGCTACAATCAGCTCGTGAACTATTAGATGAGAGAACATTTAAACAAGAGTATGAAGCATCATTTGAAACAACATCTAATAGAGTGTGGTACAACTTTAATAGAGATACACATGTGAAAGAATACGAGTTACCAGATGCTGTTCAGAAGTCTAAAACAGAAATGTGGAACAAACTTCGTGATGTACCAGATGTTATATATGTAGGCATGGACTTTAACATCGATCCTATGTCAGCAGTTATATTCGCTAGACATAAAGATACAATTCATGTTATAGATGAAATAGAAATATTTGGATCTAACACAGATGAAATGGTTGAGGAACTAAAGAATAGATACCCAACTCAAAAAATTACAGTATTTCCAGACCCAGCGTCTAGACAAAGAAAGACTAGTGCTGGTGGTCTAACAGATTTAAAGATTTTACAAAATGCAAAGTTCGCAGTTAAAGCACCTAACAGTCATAACCCAATTAGGGATGGTGTTAATGCAGTTAACGGTAAACTTAAGAATGCAAATGGCGATGTTACAATGTATGTTGACCCTAAATGTCGCCGGTTAATAGAGTGTTTAGAAAAGCACAGTTATAAAGAAGGTACTACCATTCCAGAAAAGGATAAAGGGTATGACCACTTAGCAGATGCAATGCGATACTATATTGATTATGAGTTTCCAGTACGCCGCATCACAGAAAAACAAGCACCTCAGCGTTGGGGTCACAGCATCGGAGCATAAACAATGTCAAAAGAATTATATAAACGAGTAACTGCTAAAAACCCTGTGTATGAAGACTACTCTAGTCAATGGCAGTATCTTTTAGAATCATATATGGGTGGTAAAATGTATCGTGATGGACAATACTTAACCCGTTATCAATTAGAAGATGATAATGAATACACTGCACGACTATTATCAACACACTTAGACAATCATTGTCAGTCTGTTGTTAGTGTTTACAACTCATTCTTATTCCGCGAAAACCCTAAACGAGATTTCGGACAGTTAGAGAATTTACCTGAAACAGAAGCATTCCTTAAAGATGCTGACTTAGAAGGTCGTACACTTAATAACTTTATGAAAGAAGTTAGCACATGGTCTTCAGTATACGGACACTGTTGGGTAATGGTAGTTAAACCAGCTACTAACGCAAATACAAGAGCAGATGAACTACAACAAGAAGTTAGACCTTACATTGGTTTAATGTCACCACTAACTGTATTAGATTGGGAATATGTTAGACAGCCTAATGGTGTATTCAACTTAACTTACTTTAAGTACATTGAAACAACGGCTGGTAACATACAAACTATTAAAGAATGGACTCCAGAAGTTATTATCACTTATGTATTAGACACAGACAAAGAAGTAGTTACAGAAACAATAGAAGAAGTTAACGGAATTAACAAAATCCCAGCAGTATTAGCTTACAACAAACGATCTATTACACGCGGTGTAGGATTGTCGGACATAAATGATATTGCTGATGCTCAGCGTTACATATATAACTGTAACAGTGAAATTGAACAATCAGTTAGACTTGAATCACATCCATCATTAGTTAAAACATCAGACACAGAAGCTGGTATTGGTGCTGGTTCATTAATACACATGCCTGAACATTTGGATCCAGGACTTAAACCATATGTATTAGACTTTGATGGCGCATCGGTACAATCAATTCTTAATACTATTGATAATGTAACTGAAAGTATTGATAAAATGGCTAACACTGGATCAGTTCGTGCAACTGAAGGTAAAGTGTTAAGCGGTGTTGCAATGCAAACTGAATTTCAATTATTAAATGCTAGACTGTCTGAAAAAGCAGATAACTTAGAACTAGCAGAAGAACAAATATGGCGTTTATTCGCTATGTATCTTGATAAAGCATGGGATGGTGAAGTAGAGTATCCTGGCTCATTTAACATACAAGATACACACAACGAGTTCGCACAATTAGTTTCGGCTAATAGTGCAACAGAGAATCCTCAGGTGAAACAAGTAATTAACTCTAAGTTAGTAGAATTACTTGGTGAAGATCCTGAAGAAGTTTTAGCAAATAACCAAATTGACTAAAATCAAATAAATACAATTACTCAAAAGAGGCGAGGTAACAATGACCGAAGAAACAAACATTGGCAATGATGGAGTAACTGAGACTCCTGCTAAAAACGATACTCAGGCTACAGCTAACGAAGAAGTTAAAACATATACACAAGAAGAAGTTGATGCTATGATGGCTCGTACAAGATCAAGTACAGAGCATAAAACAGCTAAACGATATAGTGCATATGAAGAACTTGGTGATTTAGAAGAACTACGCGAACTTAAAGCATCTGCTGAAAAGGCCAAACAGAAGAAGCAAATTGAGAAAGGCGAGTTTGAAAAAACATTACAAGAGTTAGCACAAAAGAAAGACTCACAAATTTCTAAGTTACAACAAGAAATAACTGAGTACAAAGTTAACACACCTTTAGTTAATGCGGCAGCAAAGTATAAGTCAGTTAATCCTGAACAAGTACGCGACTTGCTTATTAACAAAGTTAAAGTAGGTGATACTGGTGTTGAAGTAATTGGAGATGACGGCAGCGTTCGTTATAATGATGAAGGCAAGCCGTTTGCGGTTGATGACCTAGTGCGAGAATTCCTAGATTCGAATCCGCATTTTGTTCAACCTACTCCAAGCACAACTAACACACAGAGTAGTCACAGTTCGAAGGTGGGTGAACTTGATATTACTAAACTGGATATGAATGATCCAGAACACCGTAAGATGTATGCGGAATACCGCAAAACACACGGTATAGCCTAACAGAATATTATTTTTAAGAGGAGATATTACAATGGCTGGTGAAATTGTTAGTACAACTACTACATTAAATGACTTGCTTCCTTCTATCGTGGCGGAAGCAATGTTTGCTGCTCAAGAGCAGTCAATCATGCGCGGCTTAGTTCGCAATTATGATTTACCTTATGGTTCAGGTACAACTATTACTGTTCCTAAGTATAACGCTGTCGCTGCTGCTGGTTTAACAGAAGCTGACGACTTATCTGGTACTGCTGTATCAACTGATGGTGCTACATTAACAGTTGGTGAAGTTGGTGTAATGACTAATGTATCAGATCTTTCAGTTCGCACATCACCTAACAATGTTATTGCTGATGTTGGTCAAGTGTTAGGTAACGCTATCGCTAAGAAAATGGACCAAGACTTAATTGCTTTATTCGACGGTTTTTCTGTTGCATTAGGTGATGGTACTACAACTATTACAGTTGCAAACATCTTTAACGCTGTTACTAAATTAAAAGCATTAGGCTTAGGTTTAGACCGTGTTGCTTGTGTTTTACATCCAAACATTGCTTATGACTTAATGGCTGGTGCTACTAACACTACTCTTGCTGCTTTCGGTGGCGGTGCTTATGGTGAAATTGGTAATACTGCAATGCGTTCTGGTTACTTAGGTCAGTTAGCTGGTATCCCAATTTACGAATCAGCAAACATCACTGATACAACTGGTGACTCAATTGGTGCTGTATTCCACCGTGATGCACTTGGTCTTGCTGTACTTGACGAGTTCAACATCGAGCCACAACGCGATGCTTCTGCTCGTGCTACTGAGCTTGTTGCTACTGCTCGTTATGGCGTTGGTGAGTTAAACGACACTTATGGTGTTGAATTAAACTTCGACAGTACATTACTTGACGCTGCTTAATAGAGGTTCATAACGATGGCTTTTATTAGTTCGAGCACAACAGTCTTATCGTTCGCTGAATATGCAGATGTTACAGCGGCCGATCAGCGTCTGTTCGAATCGAACGAAGGCCTCACTGAAGATAATGTTGAAGATTTATTAATTAGATCTACTGAACGCATTATGACTCAATTAGACAACACATTAGGTAGAACACTTGATATAGATAACATACAGGATAGACAAAATGATTTCACAGATCTTTGCGTCTATCACTGTATGCACTATTACATCCTACCTAAGTTTGCTGACTTTGGAACTGAAGAAAACGCAGAAGTACAGAAGATGGGTTATTACCAAAACAAATTCGAAAACTTGTTCAATGAACTTGTAGCAGATGGCGATTGGTATGACTTAGACGAAGACGGAACCGTTGAAGCTGGTGAAGAAGTATCAGTATATGTAAATCTAAAAAGGGTTAGATAATGAGATCAGAAGTTATTACATACTTACAAGCAAACACTGTAACTGGATTTACTGTTACGGAAAACTTACCATGGACTAAGGATGGTGCTCCATTATATCAGCAAAACTTAAAGGTATTATATACAGATCTAGACAATGTACTTCAGGAACCTTTATTTGACACATTAGATGGCGGCAGCGGCAGTATAGAAACTGTCGTTGTTACTGTTTATGTAACAACAGATGCAAAAACACTACCGTCAAATTATGACACTATGATATCAACTGTTCGAGGTGCTAAGTTAGACTCTGCAGTTAGCCTAGGCTACACACAGAGAACAACGGACATCACTACAGAATATGTTGGTGACAATTTAGTAACACGATTTGATTTTAACTTTGACAAGATAACTTGTATCAATTAACACGAGGAATTAAACAATGGCATATATGTATCCAGCACCTGGTGTAGCAGCAAAGCAAATGTGGATTAAAATCAAGGATGCGGACAATGTAGGTGGTTACACAGCTAACTCACTTATGACTGTTCCAGCATTACAAGATACTACAATCAACAACGCTAAAGATGTTTTCACTTGGACTCAATTAGATAACACTGGTAAATTTTCATTACCAACAACTTCTGATAACTCATTAACTGGTAACTTAGTTGTAGATAAAGACACTTTCTACGGCGATGGAACTACTGATGGTATTCAGGATATTGGTATTAACGGTGCTTCAGTAGCATCAGTAAAAGTCGCATTCGAACTTTACACTGGTGATGACTCTGAAGGTAACGACGGAAAATACATTTCGGGCGAAGGCTATGTAACTGGTCTTTCACCAACAGTATCATCTGATAGTCCTGTTTGGGTATCACCATTTACTATCACAGTAGACGGTGAGTACACAATCGCTGACACAGCACAGGTAACTTAATACTAAGTTGATTATAACAGGGCTTAACGGCCCTGTTATTTTTCATAAGTATTAGTATGATTAAAAGAGAGTCAGATAATGGACTTAATAGAAAGCAAAACTAACGATGAGCTACATCGTTCCCTACTGGCTGAAATAGCCAAAGCAAACAAAGAAATAAAAGATGCACAAGGTGACATTAAGAAAGCACAGTCACGCTTGGGTTTCTCATTGGCTGTATTAAACAGCTTGATTAACAGAGGAAAAGATTAATGGATATTACAAAATTAGCGGCAGAACCGCAATTAGTTAAAATAGAATTAACTAACGAAGAGTTAGTTAAAAAATATGGTGAAGTTATTGAGTTTTACACTTGGGATCGTCAACCATTAGAAGAATTTATGCGTATAGCATCCGCAGTTGAAGATGAAAGTAATGTTATGATTGATGTAGCAAAAGACTTTATCTTAGATGCTGAAGGTAATAAAGTATTGACTGGTAAAACTACATTACCAAACGATGTTTTAATACAAGCGATTAATGCGGTAGCATCTCGCTTGGGAAACTTGTAAGCGGCAATATTGACTGGGATAACACAACCATTAGGATGATGATATCCTTAGACAATATGGCACATCACTATAGCATATTACCTAGTGAAGCATTAAGCCGCTGTACAACATTCGATTTTCAAGTATTAGATGTAGCCACAAGATGGCGAAACTATCAGTACGAGAAGCAACAGAATGGAGGCAAGGAACCACCTAAAGAATACTCAGATACTGAGTTATTAGAAATGTGGAATAATGTAAAGGGTCAAGTAGATGCCAATAGTAAGAAACAGAATCAGTAAGTCGCTTAACCGTAAAACATCTGATTTAGTTAATGTGCCAAAGAAAGCCTTTAAGTATTTTCAGAAGATTACACCTAAAGACACTGGCAACGCAAAGAGAAGCACAAGATTAAGAGGCAATATTATAGATGCCAACTATGAGTATGCTTCATACTTAGATAATGGTCACAGTAAACAAGCTAAAGACGGTATGACTAAGCCTACAAGTAAATACTTAGACAAACTTATAAAACATATAATGAGGAACAAATAATATGGCTGATTTAACATATAGAGTTGATATAGATACCAGACAAGGTATCGCCAACATTAAAAAACTAAACACCTCATTAAAGCAAACTGAAAAGATTACTAAGAAAACTGACAGTGCTTTTACTAAGATGGGTAAGGGATTACTGTCTGTTAAAACTGCGGTAGTAGGCTTAGTTGGTGCTGCCGGTCTTGGTGCTTTAGTTAAACAATCACTTGCTTCTGCTGATGCACTAGGTAAAGTAGCAGACAAAGTTGGTGTTACTGTAGAAGAACTACAAGAACTTCGCTTTGCTGCTGAACAGTCAGGTGTTGCCTCTAAAACATTAGATGTATCACTACAAAGATTTTCAAGAAGAATTGGTGAAGCCGCACAAGGCACTGGTGTATTATCTAAAGTGCTTAAAGAGACTGGTGTTAGTATTAGAAACACTGATGGCACCTTACGCTCTACTAACGATATATTCAACGAATATGCTGATGCTATTGCCAACACAGCTGATCAACAAGAAAAACTTAGATTAGCTTTTGCTGCCTTTGACTCAGAAGGTGCCGCACTTGTTAACTTGTTTAAGAATGGTTCCGAAGGTGTTAACGCATACCGTAAAGAGTTACATGAACTTAATGGTGTTGTAGGTCGTGATCAAGTTGATGCCGCAGCACGAATGAATGATGCTTGGGGTAAGGTACAGACACAATTTAGAGCTATCGCTACTATAGCTGCCGCAGAACTTGCTCCAGCACTTGAAGAAATTGCCAATAATATTCAACTTGCTTTAAAAGACAAAGAGAAGGTTGCTGAGATTGCTAATGCCTTTAGAAAGTTTGGTGAGGCACTTGTATTTGTTGTTGATAACTTTGGACCATTATTAGAAGCAGTTAAAAATTTAGCTATTGCTTGGGCTACATTAAGCATCGCTAAACATATTAAATTATTTGATGCTTTCAAAACTGCTACTGCAAACTATGGTAAGGCTGTGGCAAGTGCTGGCTCTGCATCAGCTACTGCCGCTGGTATGTTTGGTAAACTTCAAAAAGCTGGTATTGCTTTAATTGGTCGATTGGGTGCTATTGGTGCTGCTGTGTGGTTCTTTACTGAAGCTGTACAAGGTAACATAGGTTGGGTTAATCAATGGGCTAGAACATTAGGTGTTGTTAATACTTCTTTACAAGACCAACTTAACTTAGTTAAAAAACTTGAAACAGGTGATTGGGGTGATAGATTAAGATTCTTTGGTCCTGATGCTGAGTTATTCTCGCCAAGCACATGGGTTGAATACTGGAACGATGAAGAGTTAGCAAAAGCTCGTGCTGAAATTGAAGCTCAGATGCAAAAACAAGCTGATGAACTTAAGAAAGCACAAGATGAAATACTTGAAGCATCAACTGTTAACAAACCTACATTAGATGCTTCATTAAACGGTGGTACTGATAACTCTGAACTTATATCTCAAAACAGAGACTTAGCACTCAGTTACTTGCCACTTAAAGAAGCACACGCTGATTACATTAAGAGTATTCAGAAGTTACAAGCCGCTAAAGCATTGGATATTAAAAACTCTGCTTTATATGATGAGGCTATTGCCGCGGCAGCTAATGCTTATAAAGAGTACGCCGACAGTTTAGACCCAGCTATTCAAGCACAGAAGAAGTTACAAGAAGAGCGTAAAGCTGAGAATGATCAACTTAAAGATATTGTTCAGTCATTAGCTGATGAAGCTGATGTTTATAGTGACATTAAGAAACTTAAAGAACAAATCAACAAAGCTTCAGCTAGAGGTTTAGTTAATGAACGAACTCGTTTAGCTGCTTTACAACAAATTGCTAAACAAGAAAAAGAAATTAGAGAGCAACAGTTAGCTGAGTCACGCAAATGGTCTGATGGTTGGCAACGAGCATTTAATGACTATGTTGATGAAGCTACCAATGCCGCTAAACATGCTGAAGAAACATTCCGTGTTGCTACACAAGGCATGGAAGATGCTATTGTTAACTTTGCTAAAACAGGTAAGTTTGAATTTAAGTCATTCTTATCTGATATTGTAGATCAATTACTACGCTCACAGGCTCAACAGTTAGTTGCTAACTTGTTTGGCGGTCTAGGGTTAGGTGGTGCGACAGGTAAGTCAGGCTTTGCTGGCTTCTTTGCTAACGGTGGACTTATTCCTAGTGGACAGTTTGGTATTGTTGGCGAACAAGGTCCAGAATTAGTTAGTGGTCCAGCACAAGTTACACCATTAAATGGAGCTGGTGGTACAACTAATGTTAATTACTATATTCAGGCATTTGATACAAAATCTTGGCAACAACGACTTGCTACAGAGCCTGAGTTTTTATATGCTGTTACCGAACAAGGTAGAGCAGGAATTCCGAGTAGGAGGGTTTAAAGATGGCATTTCAATGGGTATTCGATAATGCAGAACAAATTAGTGGCAATAATAGAGCAATATCTGCTTCCACTATTACTAGAAATAATAGTGTTAGGGCTGTTTCTCGTGGCAACGGCATCCAGCGTTTTACTGTTAAGTTACCTGATGGAATGCGTTGGTCAGATATAGCAGACGAAATTGCTTTAATTGATGCTGCAGGAATGCACACAGTAGAGAATGTAGCATTAAGTAATGCAAACTATACTGCCTGGATGCACAATGGCGACTTTACTAGTGGTCAAACATGGGATGTCATATGCGTACAGATACCAGAATGGAATATATTTCAGCGCAATCAAGTTAGCTGGTCTGGACCGTTTGTGTTTTATGAGTCTATTGTATGATTGATTTAAGTTCATATGCAACAATTGAGTCAGCTTTATTTTTAAAGTGGGAAGTTCCTAACGAAACTCCGGCATATCTAAGTGATTATCACACAGATGTAACTATTGATGGTAATATATACACTAATATTGGCACATTCTTAGGAGCAACTGCACCGCAAAGCGAGCTTAAGGCATCAAGATCACAACTTACAATATCTTTAAGTGGTATTCCTACTGGTTCTGTACAGGATATTTTAACACAAGAGATAAAAGGTAGTAGTGTACAGTTATTTAGAGGTTTCTTTAATGCGTCAACTCATGCTTTATTAGATTTGTCGCCAAGTGATAACCCAGTGTCACAGTTTAAAGGTGTTGTTACAAACTACGCGGTATCTGATAACTACGATAATGTTGCCGGTACTGCTACAACTACAATATCACTAACATGTAACAGTATTGTAGAAGTATTACAAAAGAAAGTGAGTGGCCGTAGAACTAATCAAAATGATTTTGATGATAACTCAATGGATAGAGTACAAGCACTTGCTAATTCACCATTTAACTTTGGAGCACCTCAATAATGGGATTCTTATCAGGCGTATGGAATTGGTTCACAGGTAACTCAGTTACCTCTCAGATTGCTAAAGTAGCAATGCTTGGGTATGCTTCGAGATTACTCAACGAAGAAACTAGTTCTGACAAAACAGACTTACCGGATGCAGTAGATCCAGGTGTTCGGTTACAACTTAACCCATCGACAGAAACAAAGATACCTGTATTATACGGTGATGCTTTTTTTGGTGGTAACATTGTTGATGCTGCTATTAGTAGTGATAATAAAACAATGTGGTATGTTTTAGCACTTGCTGAAACAACTGGAACAAAATATAGTGATAGCAATGCAACATCTTATACATTTCACGATGTTTATCTTAATAACAATCGTGTTGTATTCAAATCAGATGGTTATACAGTAGATTACACATTAGATCAATCATCTAATCAAGACATTAACATGAGAGACTTAGTTAAAGTCTACTTGTATGTTGATGGAGTACCAACACAACCAGATGGCGAAACTGGTACAACACCTGCAGCCCATACACTTATATCCCATTGGGATGCAATTAACTATGCAATGGATGGACTTATCTTTGCTATTGTAGAAGTTAACTATAACCAAACAAAAGGCGTTAGTGGATTACCTCAATGTACCTTTAACATTGAAACAAACATGACTAAACCTGGTGATGTGTTGTACGATTACATGACTAATAATAGATATGGTGCCAACATTGCAACTGCTGACATTGATACAACTTCAATAACTGCAATCAACACATACTCTGATACTGGCTTTAGCTACACAGACAAAAATGCTGTTGGGCAAACAGGTAATGTCACCATTAATGGTTTAGTAGATACTAAAACACAATGTTTACGAAACATGGAGGAAATGTGTGAGGCAGTTAACTCATGGCTTTCATACGATATACATGAAGGTAAGTGGAAAGTTATCATTAACGATACCACTGCTTCTAGCGCAACTATTACTGATAGCCATATTATTGGCGAGATTGGCATCACCGGTACATCTCTTACTCAGTTATACAATGCTGTTGATGTACAGTATCAGAACACAGATATTAAAGATAAAACAGACTTTGTTAAAATTGAAATAGATGCACTTGACTTATTTGATAATGAGCCAAGAACCACACTACAGTTAAAAATGCCGTTTACTAATAAACAGGCTGTTGCTATGAAGGTGGGTTTAATTGCACTCAAACAAGCTCGTGCTGATAAGATTATTACATTTAGAACTGATTATAGTTTTATTAACTTAAAAGCAGGTGAAGTTGTTACTATTACATCAAGTTCCGCTTCATTAAATGCTGCACCATTCCGCATTATGAATGTTAAACAGGTTGAAGGGACTAACGGCGAAATACAATGTGAATTTACAGCATTAGAATACTTAACCGCAGTATATGATTATGATATTACTGAGTTTAATGTAGAGACAGACAGTGGTATATTAGGCATTGGTACTATCGGTAAGCCAGATATACCTGTAACAACCAACAATAGTTCTGCTAACATGCCTCATGTATTAATTGAATCAGAAGTACCAAGTGGTATTGTTGATACTATGGAGTTTTGGTTAACTTACGATACAACAGAACCTAATGATGCACTTAGAAACTATGTACACATAGGATCGCAATCAAACACTGGTGGCGCATTATATTCAGAAAACGATGATGTAGATTACAGATACAACTCTCTACAAACAGCTGACTTTTATGTTAAGGTGCGTGGTACTAACGCAATGGCTGTTGGTCCATTTAGTGATCCAAGCGGGTTAATTGAGTTTGTTCCAGAAGTAGTTGGTGATACATTAAGTGATGTACCTGTAGATTTTGGCGGCCAGTTAATGTCACTGGGTTTATTAACATTGCTTAACCACTTAGATACATTAATGGATATCTTTACTGGTGATGTAGGTATCATGGAAGGGCTTGAACAAATATTCTTCCCTGGCTCAACAGAACCAACACAATCATCAGTAGCCGATCACTTATTAGCTGATCAAAACTTTATTGATAGTTTACCGATACCAGATGAACTTAACGATTTATCTGATGTTAGTGCCGCAGCTCCGACTGTAGATGACTTTCTTGTTTATGATGGTGCTAACTGGGTACCATCTGCTAACGCACCAAGTGGTGTTAATGCAATTGATGATTTAACAGATGTTGACACAAGTACAGTTACACCTAATGTTGATGATATATTAGTATGGGACGGCACTAACTGGGTACCACAACCTGGATGCTGTGATACAGACTTAGATGGTTGTGAGTTAACTATCGGTGGCATGTCCCCAGTTGATGATTATACTGCTTCGGCGTTAGATGATACAGTTAGCATTTGGTTCAATACAGATGATCCTTTGGATCCAAACGGTATTTTAGAGAACAGTGGTTCAGTATATCTTTATACATCTGATGGTACTTTAATAGAAACTAAAACAGCCGCACAGTGTACATTCGCAGGCTGGACTATTACTATACCATTTACAAACAGAGTCGCATGTACTGATTACTACATATTAATGGATCGTGGTGTAGGTAAAGACTGTAATGGTTGTTTAACACCTCGTATATGTTTACCAACTACATGGAACTTTACAACTACAACAGATGACTTACCAGTTGTGCCATCAGTACCTTACAATCCAACTTATGCTGTAGATGATCCAGATGCACCTAGTGTTTGGACACCAACCCCTGCTATCAATCAAGTAGGCGAAAGCACAGACTGTCAAGCAACATTTACTGGTCGCAGTGGAGATGTTGAATTAACATTTAATCAAGAAGTTAAACCCGGGCTTGGGCAGTTACACATTAAAGACGGTGCTACTACTGTTCATAGTTTTGAGTCTTGTGAAATATTTGCAGATGGTAACATTGAATGGACAGAAGATGGTTACACAACAACAGGGGTTATACCTAGCTTCTTTACAAGTCCAGACAAGACATACAACATCACAATAGATGCTAATTTTGTTTCTGGCAGAATACCTGAATGTCCAAATAGTGCTACCGCAGTTGACTTTACACCAGACACAGTTGTTACTGAACCGTTACAAGGTCCATCAAACAACGAAACGACTGGTAGCTTTACAAGTAGTTCTGGTCACTATGAATTCGGAACACACGGTAACCCAGCAGTAGGTACCGGCAATGTATATCTTAAAGATAGAAACACTGGTGCAGTTATTGAAACTAAAACAGCCGCTGATGCTACATTAGATACTAGTGATGCCTTAGAGATTGTTACAGAAAAACGAGTTAACTGTTCACCAAACAACGGTGATACTGAAGTAAGTAGAAATACTAATATCACAATACAGTTTAATAAAACTATTATACCACAAACTGGTAACTTCTACTTGTACAAAGGTGCTACATTAGTGCAGACATTTGATATTACAACTAAGTTTACAGATGATATGACATCTGGTATTATTAGAGTAGGCACTGATACAGTTGTGTTAAACCCAACAGAGTGTTTAGAGGCTGAAACAGTGTATCATATCCGCTGGGACGCTAATGTTGTTAAAAGTATTTGTCAACTACCGCTTGCTGCTCAAACAGATGATTCTGCGCTGAGCTTTACAACGATAAGTAAAGTAACACCAACAATGACATTCCCAACATTAGCACCAAATGCAAATCAGTCTATTAACGAGACTGGTATAATAATTGATGCTCCTGGATCATTAGCACCAGGTAGTGGTAGTCTTTTCATATATGATGAAAATGACAATTTAATTGAAACAATCACTGCTGGTGATTCAAGAGTAAGTATTAACTAAGGAAATAGATTAATGGGTAAAATAAGAATAGATTTAGATGGCAGCTTTACAGAAAACAAGGCGTACTATGTTGTAGCCGATGAAGGTTTTACTGTAGATGCTAACACAGGTGAACCATCTCCAGCAATTACAGATACTAATGCTGTTACATTTACAGCGTTACCTGGATACACAGACATCGAGACGGTTCCGGCAGATGATGCTGTTTCAGCAGATGACTTTCAGTTTGATGTAATTTCAAAAAGTAAAAGAATAGACATTACATTCGAACAAGATGTATTTGTTGGTACTGGTGATATTAGATTATACAATAGTTCAGATGCTGTTATTCAAACATTTGATGTAACCACAGATGTTTACTTTAGATATTCGCCACCAGACGCACCTAACACAACTGGTAAAAAGGTAACTATCTTTGCTAACTACATCACTAACTGGTTAGACGACACCAGCCCGAGTTACATACAAATTGATGATGGTGCTTTTCTTGATGCTAACTGTATGACTAACAGAGCTATTGATACTCGCACAAGTTCTGATGTTACTGTTGATTTTAATTTTCAAACACTACCTACAAGACAATCTGTATCTGAAAGTTACATTGATATTCAATACTGCGAAGGTGGTTTGGTTAAAGGGTCAGGTAATGTTTACCTTTATGACAGCACAGACACATTAATCGAAACTATAGATGTTGATACAAGCGGATCTATTGTTACTATTACAAACGATGATGATCTTACAAATAACGGTTTACGCATTGTACCGAAGTACGAGTTACAAGAAGAAACAGATTACTATGTAACTTCTGATCGTGGTGTTATTGGCGATACACATGGTTTTAGTTATGGACCTATAGTAAAAAATGACACTGGTGTTGAAACTACATTTTATAAGCCTTATGTATTAGGTGACTTCATTATACAATTTAATCGTGATGTACGCAGAGGCGAAGGTAAAGTATATCTTAAAAAACAAAGCGATGACTCTACAGTTAAGTGGTGGGATATACAATGGGACGACGAATGGATTGGAACAAATGATTTAACTGCTGATGATTTAATTACATTAACAGATAACAGAGCATTTTTTAAAGCAGAAGTAGCACAAGGTATTGGATACTATATCTTAATTGATGATGGTGCATTTGTTGATTTAGATCAAATTCCTTTTACTGGTTATTCGTTAGCAAGTGATTGGGACTTTGTTATATATGATGGTCCTGCAGTACAATCAGCATCATATGCATCCGGTGGTGATGTTACACTTGCATTCAATGAAGATATTAACCACGAAGTTACTGGTAACTTATATCTTCATTTAGATATTGATGATAGTTTAGTTAATACAGTTTCAACTAGCGGAGCAACAATCTTAAACGAAGACTTAACATTTGCGTCGGGTATTTTCGGGTTAGGCGGCGACGATTATTATGTGTTAACTGATAAGGAAATTGTCGCTAATGATTATAATTTCCAGCATAGAGCAGAAACTGACAAAACAATTGCTACATTTACTTCAACAACATCGATTCTTGCGTTAACACCAAACGATGATAGTTCGGATGTTACTGATTTAGCAACTACTGGGTTTAGTATTCAATTTGATAGGAATATTACTGCTGGTGCTGGTAATATTACTCTAAAGAAAACAAGTGATGATAGTACAGTAGAAACATTTGATTCCAATGATTTTAATATAGTAGATGACACAGTCACTTGTATTGTTACTGTAGAACTTGAAGATTTAACTGGTTATTATGTCACTGTTGACAATAATGCTATTAACAGTACAGGCGGTTATTTTGATGGTATTACTGATAAGACATATTTTAACTTTACAATTAACGGTCTAAACATTGCTTCAAGTACACCGTCAGATAACGAAACTGGAGTTGATTACTTTGCTACAACTGGTATTACTATTGTGTTTGATGATGACATTACAGTTAACACAGGTAACATATATCTTAAGAAAACATCTAATGATAGCATTATAGAAACATTTGATGTTACAACTGATATCACAACACCAACATCAAGTAGTATTAATTTTATTGTAACACAAACTTTGCTAGGTACAACAGATTATTATATTACTATTGATGCCGGGACATTTACTGATACTAACAACAATGATTATAATGGGTTAACTGATAAAACAGTATTAAATTTTGAAACTTCAGGAATGGACATTTCGACTTCATCTCCATTAGATAACGAAACCGGTGTAGATTATTTTGCTACAACTGGTATCGACATTACTTTTGATACTGGGTTTACTATTAATACAGGTAACATATATTTAAAAGATTCATCTGATGATAGCACAATAGAAACATTTGATGTAACAACTGATATTACAAAAGTAGATGAAACTATTTCATTTACATCAACTGTTAATTTAGAACCATTGACTGGATGTTATATTACAATTGATAGTGGTGCATTTACTGATGACAATTCTATTGTTTACGGAGGAATAAGTGATAAAACTAAATTAAACTTTACAATTGATGTTGAACCAGCAATTTCGTCAAGTAATCCACCAGATGATGGTGATATGGGCAGTAAACAAGTAAGTGTTACTTTTGATGTTAACATGAAAGTCGGTACAGGTAATATTACAATGAAGAAAACATCTGATGATAGTACAATAGAAACATTTGATGTAACAACTGATGTTAATATTACTAATAATGTTGTATCATTTACTGTTACTGCTGAGTTAGACCCATACACTGGTTATTATTTCTTAATTGATGATGGGGCATTAATTTCAACAGAAAATATTATATATAATGGCATTAGTTCTAAGACTGGATGGAATGCTACTTCAACATACGATATTAATACTGTAACACGCATATTAGAGTTTACTACAACAGACACTTTAGGTTCTTGTAATTGTGGTGTTACTGTGTTAGATGTAGTTGCTGATTCGAGTAATAATAGATATGTTACAGGTTATATCGAACATCCCACCGATGGAAGAAGTTTTGTTGCTAAATTAGATAGAGATGGAGTTGTTCAATGGTCTAGGGACTTAGAAAATCAATTAGGAGTATATCCTAAAATGGTTTCTATTGATATTGATAGTTCTGGTAATGTATATGTTGCGGGTCGTGACGCAAGCGAATCACAGGCTATTATGGGCAAGTATAACAATTCAGGAACTATACAATGGCAAAAAGAGTTTGTTGATACCAACCATTTCTATTCAATTACAGATATTAAAGTGTTGTCCGATGACACATTTATTGTGCTCGGTGCCACTAGTACATCTGATTCTGTTGGTATTGCAAAATATAATGGTAGCGCATCATTACAATGGATGAAAGAAATTGCATTAACATCATTATCGTATGATACTGATCCTCAATATAACAATTTATATATTGATTCAAGTGATAATATCTATTTTGGTATTAGAGAATCTGCAAACGGCGACACACATTTTGTTAAGATGTTGTCAACTGGTGTAATTGACTGGCAAAAATCATTTGATTTTAGTAGTGGAACTTCATATTATAGAGGTTGTGTTGTAGATAGTTCAAATAATGTATATGTTGGTGTACACCCTAATAAAATTATTAAATTTAATAGTGCTGGTGTTTTCCAAAGTAAGCATAATGTATCCAGTGCAGGACAAATAACATCGATGTACATTGATGACGATGATTCAATCTATATTGGTTTTTCAGGTGGTTATGTAGGAAAATTAAATTCTTCATTAGTAGGACAATGGGGCAACCAAATTAGAGTAGGACAACCAGGAATACTTACTACATCAGAATATATTACAAGAACTTATGTTGATAACTTTAATCTTATAATGGCTGGCTGGGCTTCTGAAATTTCACCAGATCCTAACGAAAAATATGGCCAGATTTATGAATTTAAACCTAGCGGTGGTGGTTTAGGAACATATGATTATATTTCTTATGAATTAGGCACAACACCAGAAGTTACAACAGATACAGAAATTACAGTTAATACAAGTTCGTTATCTACTTCGTCGGCAACTCATGCCCATAGTGCAAGTTCATTTAATGATGCTACTGGTACTGTTATTGTGGTCGATCTTAAATAACAGTTTTAAGCTAAATACTTACAGCCTAGCAGCCTTAGTTGCTAGGTTATCGCCCTTAGGAGAGAACACACATGGCAACCCTTACTTTTAACGACTACATTAGCGGATCTAATGTATCTTCAATTAAAAAACAATATCCATCTTCACAATTCATAGTCAACTACGATGCTGGCGAAGATGTTACAGACTGGACTTTTTCAGCTGATTATCAAACTATAGTAGTAGACAACATTGCATTTGATCGTGCAGGCGAACCTAACTTTACTTCAGCACAAGTATTAGGTTATTTTCCAGCAGTTACAATGACAGGCGGTGATGCTCCTGTAGTTACTGATGCTGCAAACGGCCTTGTAAAGTTTACTATACCAGGTGATATGTATGACGGCCCAATTAACCCGAATATTCGAAATATTGGTGTAGTTACAGTAGTTGGCTTTACAGTCGAAACAGATGATGGAACAAAAGATACAACAAGATATGCTCGCTTACAGTGTTGGGAGTCAGGTGTAGATCTCGGTGACCCTGCAACACATACCGGCTATGTAGCCTTATAAGGAGGGCATAGACAATGGCAACATTTACAGAACAAACAGTTATTTCGGGTACATTTACTGAATCTGACGGAACAGTAACAACAGTAGATAATGGCGTAACAACAGTTACAGCACCAACAGTAGTTTCGGTTGCTGGCGCAGGTGTTCCTCCAGGAGGAGATGCGGGGCAACTATTATCTAAAATTAACAGCACAGATTATAATACTGAGTGGGTTGATAAAAATGATGCTGTATGGGGTAGTATCACAGGAACATTAAGTGACCAGACAGATTTATACACTGAGATAGATTCAAAGATTGGATCATTGGCCGAAGATACAACACCTCAACTTAGTGCTGACCTAGATGTAAACGGCAATAACATTACAAGTGTATCTAACTTACGATTAACAACTCCAGTGTTACAAGCAAGACACCCAGGTGGTGGTACATTTGATAAAACAACTTTAAACTTACTTTTACCTGATAATACCGGACAAACAAACAAATATTGTTTAATTCAACTTAATAACGGTAAGTTAGGATTACAGTACGAAGAAAATGCTGATAAAGTTACTATTTCAAACTCAACAGCTAACCCTATTAGTATAGATGGTTTAAATTATCCTACAGCTGATGGATCAGATGGCGATGTATTAACAACTGATGGTGCTGGTAACTTAACATTAGAAACTATTTCAATAACCGAATCTCAAATTTCTGATTTTGGTACATACATTCCTACTTCAGAAAAAGCCGCAGCAAACGGTGTTGCTACATTAGGAGCCGATAGTAAAGTTCCTTCAAATCAATTACCTGGCCTTGCATTAACAGATGTTAATACCGTAGCAAACCAAACAGAACAATTAGCATTAACAGCGCAAGAAGGCGATCTTGCTATTCGTACTGATGAAAATAAATCGTATGTACACAACGGTGGATCTGTAGGTGATATGACTGATTGGAGTGAATTACTAACTCCAACTGATGCTGTATTATCTGTAGATGGCAGAACTGGCACAGTTACATTAGGTGATTTGTATGCAGCATTAGTTCATACACATACTGAATCAGAAATTACAGATTTAGACAAATACACACAAGCAGAAGTTAATGCTTTATTATCGGCACAGACTCACACAGAAAGTGATATTACTGATTTAGACAAATACACACAAGCTGAAGTTGATACACTATTAAGTGGTAAAGCAAACACATCGCATACTCATGTAGAAGCAGACATTACAGACTTAGGTGCTTACATTGAAGATATTACTGGTGAATCTTTAACGGATTTAAGTGATGTTCCTGCATTAACAGGTAATCAAGGTAAACTATTAAAAGTTAACGCAACCGAAGATGGACTTATATGGGGTGACCCATCTGGTGGTTCAATTAGTTGGGGTGACATTGCTGGAACATTAAGTGATCAAACAGATTTACAAACAGCATTAGACGGTAAGTCTAATACAACACATACCCACACTAAAGCTGACATTACAGATTTCAATGAAAATGATTATGCTACAGGTGCTGAAGGTGACTTAGCTACATCAGCATTACAACCTGGCGATAACATAAGTGAATTAGTTAACGATGCTGGTTATATTACTTCACTTGGCGGTGCTATAAGCAATGTAGTCGAAGATACAACACCACAACTCGGTGGTCATTTAGACGCACAAGATTTTAATATTAATAATGGCGGTAATATATTTGCAGACAACTATTCGTTTAACGGCGGCGGTGGTTTAACCGCAGGCACACATGTTACAACCCTTGCATCAGAAACAGGAAAATCTTTAGATGTGCGAAGCGATGGCACTTTGTCAATACAATCAGCAACTGGCGGTGATATAGAATTAACTCCTGTTGGCGGCGGTAGTATCGAACTTAAAGGCACTGTTTCAATACAAGCAGGCAACAATTTAGTATCATCAGACTTAACACCAATTAGTGTTGCTGTTGATTTAGATATGGGCACCAATACAATCACTGATGCTAAAGTTGGGCAATGGGACACAGCATATGGATGGGGTGATCACTCAACTGAAGGTTACTTAACTTCGTTTACAGAAACAAATGATTTAACAAGTGCTGTTACTTGGGCTAATGTTCCAGACGCAAACATTACTGAAACATCTGTTACACAACACGAATCGGCATTAAGTATTACCGAATCTCAAATTACAGATTTTGGAACATACCAACCAACTTCAGAAAAGGATCAAGCAAATGGATATGCTGGCTTAGATGGTAGTGGTTTAATTAACTCAGCACAGTTACCTGCTTTAGCAATAACTGAAACTTATACAGCCGCAAACGAAACAGCTCAATTAGCACTTACTGTACAAGAAGGTGATGTATGTGTTAGAACAGATGAAAATAAATCATATATTGCTTTAAACAGCGACAATGCTAATATGGGCGATTGGCAAGTATTGTTAACACCTACTGATGCTGTTTTATCTGTAGATGGCAGAACAGGCGCAGTAACATTATCAGACTTATATGCTGGTATATCACATACTCATGCTACTACAGATATTACAAGTGGTACATTTGATGATGCTCGTATTGCCGAAACATCTGTTACTCAACACGAATCAGCATTAAGCATTACCGAGAGTCAAATAAGTGACTTAGGAACATACTTAACTGATATTACTAGCGAATCAATTGGTGATTTAAACGATGTTACAAACACAACACCAGCTGATAAACATGTCTTAATATATGATGGAATCACTGATAACAAGTACGAAAACCGTGCGTTAACCGAAGCAGATATTAGTGACTTTGGATCGTATGCTCTTTCTGGACACAATCATAGCGGTGTTTATGAACCAGCAGATGCTACTATACTTAAAGATGCCGATATTGGTGTTACCGTAGCTTCTGAAAGTCATACTCATGTTAAAGCTGACATTACTGATTTTAGTGATGCTGATTATGCAACAGCATCACATGTTCACGAAGGAATAGATATTGATGCAACTGGTATTACAGATGGTTATGTGTTAACTGCTGATGGTGTTGGAGGTGCTGCCTGGGAAGTAGCTGCCGGTGGTGATTTAGTCAACGACACATCACCACAACTTGGTGGTGACTTAGATGTTCAGAACTTTGGACTTATTGATAGCAACGGCAACGAGATGTTAGAGTTTAGTTCTAATGCAGGAGCAACTGAATACTTAACAATATCAAATGGCACAGACTCATCAAGCAACATCT